CTGTATCAACCATTTTACCGATTAAGCCAGGTTCGATTAGTTTAGCACCTAACCCTTTAAGCGGCTTTAATAACTTATCACCTAATCCCTTTAACGGAGTAAGCAGCATCTTACCTAAACCTTTAAGCGGTTTTAATAACTTATCACCTAAACCCTTTAACGGAGTAAGCAGCATCTTACCTAAACCTTTAAACGGAGTAAGCAGCATCTTACCTAAACCTTTAAACACACTAGTAATGGTCTTACCTATACCTTTAAATTTAGATGCAAACCATTTTACACCACCTCCAATACCAACTTTGGCTAGTATCTTGAGTAGGCCCTTTGCAGGCCCGTCTGATAAAAATCCGGTAACAAATGCAGCCAACCCGCCGAGTATTAATAATGCAGGTCCGATCAGTTTCTTTAACCAACTACCCCCAACCTTACCAGCTGCGCCTTCCGACGACTTTGGTAACTGTACGGGTAGCTTTTGTTTAAGCTTTGCTGATTGTAACGTCTCAGCTTCTGGACCTGGTGCTACTACACTCTTAAAGATACTAAATATCTTCTTATATCTAGCTACCTCGTTTGTAGCTAGGGTTGCCTTAACTTGTAGTATATCTTTTATACCACCACCCTCATCATCACGCCGTATTGCACCTCTAGATTTGTTATTGACACCTTGCTCAACACGGACACCACGAGGCTCACTGCTATTTTTATTAGCAAGGCTAGCTATAACTGCAGCAGCTTTTGCATTATTGGCTGATTCATCTTCCACACATATATTTAGTCACTAGATAGGAAACTCGCATCAATTTCTACAGCAACACCATCATCAAATGTGATATTTTTTTCTTCCTGCTTACGAAACTCACTAATAGCCTCAACTATCATGTTGTTAAGCTTCAATGGTAGTGAATCAATAAGCTTTTTACTCTCGTAGAGGTTAAAGTTATTAAGCTCGAACACATTCTCACCTACCTCAACACTCTCAACAAACTTAATAATCTCATACGTTAGTACAATGTTAACAGCGTCTGTCTCTCTCTGCTTTTCGTTGAGCTTGGAGATTTCTGAAATAAGCTTCTTTGCCACAATTGTATCTCTAGTAAGCGATGGTACTTTAACCGTTACATTAATACCTTTATACTCTACATCGCTGCTATAGTCGAAATCAAAGTCAGGCTCCGGTAAATCGTTAAGGTCATATTCTTTACTACCTACAATATATTTACTACTTAGTGATTCCTTCCTCAGCTGTGTCAAAATATATGATCTATCAGCTAAAGAGAAGTCATACTCTGACTCACTATTATTAATAATAATATCATTAAAGATAGCACTACTCCTAATAACGCCTTCGTATCCTTCAAACGCAGACTTAAGCAGATCTTTATGCTGTGAAACATTAAACAGCTCAAAGCCTAGCTCCTTACCTGATGACGGTACAGTCACCTTAACTACATTCTGCTTATTAAGATCATCTAGATCCTTAATAATATCTTTTAAAAGCTCTTTACTCACAGATATATTTATGACACACTCTCGTTAATCAACTATTTTGTTGCTCACGCTTCTTAACCTCCTCATTCTCTTTTTCAATACGCTCTGAGTGTATCTTTAATAATAGACGTGTCTCGTTATATGTTAGATCAAAGAAATCACCAGCTTTACTTACAAAGTGATTATAATGGTATAGTGTCTCGTAGAAGTATACTAAATCATATGATAATATTGAAGCAATAAAGTATATGACACCGTTACCTAGAATATTAACACTTACCTCTGATATATCTAGATCGCTATTTGCTTCAATTAAGGTGAGATCAAACAGTGTATTTGATAGATCAACAATATAATCCTGTAGCTGTAAAAATATAGATGTTGGTAGTTTATTTAATACGGTACGCTTTTCTTCCGCTGTTAGATCATTAAAGTTAATCGATGTATCTTTAAACCTAACAGTCCTAATAGTATATTGATATAAGTCATCTATACTATCAAAATACAGTCCGATGGGTACACCGACTGTTAGTGTTATATCACCACAAACGAGATCCTTATCTACATCAACGTAGTTATCTACAAGCTTACTCAGAGCATCGTCCAGACTATATGTTACATCCATATCATCCTTACCCTTAAACATAAGCTTATTACTTACAAAGAGTTTACGAACGTATATTAATATAAAGAACCTGTCAAATATGTTTAGATCTGGCTCAATATACAGCTTGTTAAGAAACTCACTAAGACCGCGATAATCTTTATTTTCACAAAACTTTAAGATTGTTAGATAATCTCTATTGATAAGTTCAGGTATTCTTACCTTCCTACCACTCGGTAGATCTAACTCTATAGTAAACACAAATATAATTAATAAGCTTTTTGCTTAAATCAATATTAATCAACGAGAGAATATTTACTAAACGCAAAAGAGACTGTTCTCTCTAGATCATTATTGCTGAGCTCACCGTAGCTCAATTGATCTGCCTCTACGTTTATTGGAACACAATCTTCAAACATATACGTCTTTCTCTTATTACGAAAATCACCAAAAGGTATCTCAAGATTCTCAGGACCACTAGGGTTTCTAGTATGTAAGTTAACAATGATGTTACACTTTAAATCAGTCTCGTCTTCAATTAAGCCATGATACGAAACAGCAACAAGCCATGGCCTAATAAACATATCAACTATGTCCTTGTTTTGCTCTAAAAACGTAACGTCTAACTTATTACTACTACCGTAATCAACTCGCCTATCACCATAGTAACCAGCTACAAAACCACCAGACTTAGCTACTGGTAAGGTTCCAACTGCTACCTGCTCTTGAGGTAACGCGACCGACTGTGCAAACATAAATCCAATGTCATCATCTGTTCTATTGTCGAATATACCTTTATGCAATGACCATCGCTTATCTTGATAGTCGTATAATACCCGTTCAATTGAGTCTGCAACTTGCTGCATTAACCCATTACCACTGCGACCTTGAAATCCAATAGTCCAAAGAAACTTAGTAGGTATATCACCTTCCCAAGTACTAGCGAGACCGTCTAATCGCCTCTGTATAGGCTGTAACGACATAAAATTATTCTGTTATACCACTCTGCTTATAGAAGTGATATGCAACAGTAACATCCATCTCTACTGTACCACCATTACCACCAGCCATGTCATATGAAACAGCGTCAATGTTACGTATAGATGCACCGTAGAGCATGTAGTCAGAAATAGGCTCGAGCTTCTTATTAAGCTGCTGTAGATGTATGTAAGTGTCTGCAGCTGGTGTAGCATACTGACCAGTTGAAAATTCATCATCAAACAAGGTACGTGAAGCAGCTTCCATTCTGTTTCTGAGCTCTGATGTAGCATCTAGATAGAACTTAAGTGAGTAGCCGTCTGAGCCAGGATATGTAGCATTACCAGGAATGTTAAAGTTAAGACCCATGTAAGGAGTTTCAACGTTAGTAATTTGTCTTGCTGGTAGAACACCAGCCTTACAGTAAACTAAATCACCTTCATCTAGTGTAACGCCTCCTGCTAATACAACATCATGTACTCTGAAGAGAAAATCACGTGAAAAGTCTCTTGCCTGAGCCTTACTGTAAAATTGTTCAATATCTTGGTTCGACCTATAATTTGACATATAATTATTTATAGCTACAGCCTACATTTTTAACAACTAAACAAAAAAAAAGGCTGAAATCTTTCGACTTCAGCCTCTTGGTTAGGGAGTATAATATTATCCTTGGACCAACTCCTGGAAGTTGGCGTCCGTGCGTGATGCATAAAAATTAACAAGAATAAATTCAGCCGTTCTAACTGGCTTAAGGTAAATGTCAATAACAAGCTCGTTCTGATCAATTACCTCTGGTGTATTGTTTCTTTCGTCACATACAATCAGGTAATCATAAAGTCCGTCGCTAGCCTTAACACGCTCAAAGAATGGCTGTAAGGTGTTAATAACTCTCGTTCTAGTGAATAGTGTGTTGTTCTCGAACAAGAAGTACTGCATTGTCTTCTTTGTAATCTTCTCAAGATATAGGAATGTTCTTCTTACGTTAATACGATCAAAGGCACTTGGCTTTTTAAGCAGTGTCTTTTGTCCGAAGAATATGTTACCTCTATCCTGGAAGGAAGCAATCGGGTTCAAGTTAACAGTATAAAGATCGTCTCTTTGTCTTTGGTTAGGTGTAAGAGCAATATCAACCGCATCACCAATAATACCTCTGTTAAATCCTGCAGGTGCACCCCATGGCCCAACTGAAGCATCTGTTGAAGCCATTTTAGCAGAAGCAAAGCCGGATGGTGGTACGTATACAAACAATCCAGTGTAGTTGTCAAACACTTTTAAGTAGTTAGCATATGTACATGCATAAGATGAGTTAGTATTTTCAAACTGATGTCTCAGTCCCCAGTAGATGTCTGTGTAGAAGTTCTTATTTTTATCGTCCTGTACCTTATTGTCTTTACCAGTAACAAGTAGTTGTCTGATTGGATCAGCAATAAATAGTACATCACCTCTTCCACCATCCTTAACAGGCCCGCAGAAAGTATTAAATCTATTAAAGATAACAGTATATGAATCTCTTGCAGCACTGTTTGAGATATCATTAGATGTTCTCAGAGCTTCAATTGAGTCAGTTGTACGTGTATCGTCGAACCCTCTAGCACTAAGAGCGCCGCTGGTTTGCATATATGTGAAGATAGTACCAAGACCACCTTCAGCAATCATGTCGATGTTAAACTTATCATCGTTCTTAATACGAAGTAGAGCACGATCTAGCTTCTTTGGAATATTACCAATTACCTTACCGTCAAGCTTTGTTTCACCATACGCGCCGAGTGCGAAAAGTGAATCAGCCTTACCAATATCAGTACTAATAGTTACTAGTTGTGCTGCTGTAGCACCTACTTGCGCTTCGGTAAGCACTCCCTCGTTTAGAGCTTTATAAAGCGTATCAGTTACAACCCGAATTTTACGCTTTGGATTACCATCAGCGTTAAGTTGCACACCGTTGATTTGATCCGACAGGTACGGGTTAACTAAAATATCAATGTTTCTTGAATCATCCTCTTGTGTTTCGAGGAAGAAGTTAATAGGAAGTCCACCGGACTCAGAGTTTTTCTGTCTGTAATATCCAACTGCACCGTTGACACCCTCTTCAAGAAGGTATTGTAGTCTGTTAGCAGACTTAGAGAACACTGACTGACGTATCTTAAATACACCAAAGTTAAGCGTGTCGTTAAACTCTGCATCACCAATACTGTAGTTAGTGATTCTATCCTCCATAACCTGTGAGATGGAGTTGGTAGCAGGATTTGATCCTTCACCATCTGTAGCAGATAGTGCAAACTCAAGTCTTGATTCTGGGATAGTAGTAAAGTCTGTTAAACCTACAGCTCCAGCAGATTGTGTTACGGTTTCAACACTTAAGATTGAATCATAATCACGAGCTGGGTTGAGGTTAGTATTATCAGCAAGACCAACATAATAACCATTGAACTGACCGTCAATAATTGTTTGTGCCTTGTTAATAACTAAAATAGCAGCACTTGATAATTCATTAACACTTGACCAGTCTGAGCCAGCAGTTTCTGACCAACCGTCTGTGAATAGCTCACCATTCTTAAGCTTTACATATTGTTCGTAAGTAAGTTCGAACTGTGTTGGTTTACCGATGAACCAGGAGCCTGTATTACTATAGTCGGATGTAGGAACTCCAGGTTCACCTGTTGATAATGTTGTAACACCAGTCGCTGGATAAGCGAGTAAACTGATCTTCGAGCCAAAGCCCTCACCGCTCTCGTCACCGTACGGTAGTCTGTTAACAAGAACTCTACCTGTTGAATTTAGAGCAGATTTAACAGTATGATAAAAATATCTTTCTGCTGGTGTTCTTGGGTTTCCGTAGATCTGTTCAAAATCACTGATACCGGTAACACCGACTACTTCGTCGGAGGGACCTTCACTTGTGAATCCTGTAATGTAAGTTGTCGTTCCTTGTGAAACCGTACGTAGTGATAAATCACTCTCTCTGATCTCAACGCCTGGAGATTGTATTGTCCTTCTAGCCATAAAATTATTTATGCTATTTCAGACGAAAGTTCTATATATTTAGCAATTTAGTCCGTATTTGTGAATAAACAAATGTAGCACTACTCTCTATCTCATTTGCATCCCTATAATTGTAGTTTATACTACCAACTGTAACAGGGAAAGCATTGGTATATGTAAACTCTATACGCTTATTATTAAACTCATCTAGACCATATAACGTTAAGTCTGTTTGATAATCAGAGAATGCAAACGGTCCAGGTACCTGACCATCTGTTAACTCGTTATCAACTAAATCATCATCATCAAACAAGCCTGTTTTATCGTCATGCATTAAATCTAACCACTTATATATGGTCCAATAGTTATTAAACTCGTTATCCACCGTAAAGTTAATGTCTACTGGTGGAAATGGCTCTTTCGCATGTGATGAGTTATATAGATTACTACCAGCATATGGTATTTGAATAGCAGCTACAGTTATCTCAGGTACAACAGCTCCATAAACAGACATCTGAAAGGCATCTTCGTCAACATTAAATGTATCTCTATTGTTTCTCTTCTTAATCTTTCTTAAAGCTGGTGGAAGCTGAAACACTAAAATAAACTTATCTACCCTATTCTTGTTTAATAGAGACTGCTGATTCTTATTTTGTGACATATTATTATTTATTGTAGAGGTTTATAACCAAACATAGATAACTCATCCATATCCATCTCTGCTTGATTTTCACCCATTCCGAACACCATTGGAGGTAACATGCTGTTATTATCTCCAACTACTTCATTATCTAGATATATTGAGGTAGCATCTTCGAAGTACTGAATACCGAAATCCATCTGATCAATAACACACGGTTTACCCATACTATCAAGCTCTGCTATTTCGAAGAAGCGTTCTGTTATTTCCCTCTCCAATATAAAGAGAGCGTACAACAATGACATAACCATATCATCATGCTTACTCTGCCTTGCTTTCCATGTACCGTTTGGATATCTAATAAAGTTCTTAAGCTCCATTAATGTCTGCTCATCTTTAATGGTAACGGCGCGCGCCTCGTTAATATAATAACGCATATTTAATACACCTTTGTACTTTGTATTAGTATGTGCAATCATACCCTGCATAACATTCTTACGGTTAGCTGCTTTATTACCATAAGATACTATCTTATCATACCCTAAATCATTATATAGTCTATCAACAACCTGCGCCCCGCAATTGTTACGCTCAATTAAAGCTAACGGTGATCCGTAGTTTTTTAATATAGAGTGTACTTTAGCAGTAAACTCAAGTGGTGGTATTTGGTTATTATTATAGCATGCTACCTGTCTAATGTCTCTGAGATCGGTTATATCTAGTATTTGTACGCATGATGAGTCAGCGCCCACTCCTTCAGCTGTATCAACACCAGCTACATATAGTCTAGATGGATCAGCTTCTTCCCATATCTTATACGCACCGTCATCAAGCACGATTTTAGGATCACAAATTTCAGTCGCCATCTTCTCAAATAGCTCTGCATCAATAGTTGATTCACCAGTTTCAATCCACTCACACTCAAACTCCTGTCGCCAAGCATCTACTGATCCGATAGCCTGTCTTGTATTCTCGGCCCATGCTTCATCTCTTCCAGGTACCTCATTCCAGAGTATCTTATCATATCCCCAGCCGTTAGTACCTTCTTCAGCGCCTGTATATAATGTATGAAAAAGGTTACCTGTACCATTTGCAGTAGAACATACAAATACTTTAGATTTCTTCGATGATGTAATAACAGGAAAGACTGATTTCCAGAACTCTTCAACCAAGTGAGGTTCAATGAAAGCCATTTCGTCAATTACAAGACAGTTTACAGATTGACCACGAGCAGCTGTACCAGTTGTAGTTGTAATACCTATACGACTGCCATTCTCAAGTGTCATAGATGTCTTTGCATACTCTTTAACAGGAGGTTTAATCCAGTTAGGTAACTCCTCATATGCCATTCTAACTCTCTGAAAAATCTCAATAGCAGTAGCCTCTTTGTTCGCTACTAATAGAATCCTCTGATCCTTCGTAAAGCATGCCTGCCATAATAAGAAGATAGTCATCATTGTAGACTTACCTATCTGTCTAGATGCTAGTAATACAAAGAACCTATTATCACGCATCTTTCTAATGGCGCGCTTTTGACATGGGTGTAGCTGAATTTTTTCCTTACCCCTGTCTAGGTTAATAATATGAAAGAAGTTCTCAGCAAAGTATAGTATGTTCTTACTAGCCTTTTTAAGGTCTCGTATTTTGTCTTTGGTCCATTCCCCCTTCCAATTCGAGTTAGGAAGGTTGGTATTACCCATGTAGAACATATTATTTTCTTTTCCCATTGAAAATATTTATACCTAGACATAAATAAATATATGTCTAAAGACGATTTAAATAGCTTGGGTTCACTTTACGGTGGTATGTTGAACGGATTAAAGAAGGATTTAATCAAGGAAGGTAAGGTCGGACCTGGTGAAATAGGTGACGCTGCTTTACAAGCCGGTGGTCCAACAGAAGAAGGTGGTTTTGCAGAAGCTGAGGTAGATATCGAAAAGCTTACTGATAAGGAAAAAGAAGATAACCTATATAATATTAACAAGTTGTCTTATACTAGTAGTTATATGCCTGAAGAGGATGAAGAGGGTAAGTATGATGACAAAGATGGTAAGAAAGAGAAGTGCGACTATGTTGACTGTGAAGAAGACAAAGAAGATGATGCTGAAGAAGATGAAGAGAGAAGCGATGGTACCGATGACGGTGAATGTGAAGAGTGTGGTGGTTTAGGATGTGAGCCATGCAATGGTACAGGTGAGAAAAGCGAAGAAGACGAAGAAGGTAACAATGTTAGTGTAAAACGAGAAGTACTTAACGCTGTTAAACAAGGTGCTGGTGAGTTTGCTCATAAAGCAGCTGGTATGCTTCAGTCAGCTAAAGAGCTTCATGACCAATATAGCAGACAGGGTGATCAAGAAAGAGCTAGTATCACTAAGTCACTCGTTCATCACTTCACTGTACAATCAAAGTTTGATGAAAATGAAGAAAGTTCACAAATATCAGAGAAAATCGCACGAGATGGCTTAAATAATTTTATGAAACAAAAATCACAGTTTGATAGTCTCTACAATAAGGTCATGGTTTCAGAAAACTTTGACGAGATGGAATCCGAAGATTTTGATGCTCTTGGTATTGATACCGAAGCACAAGATGAAGTAGAAGGTGGTGATGAAATCACCGTTACACTTTCAAAAGACGTTGCACAAGCACTTTGCGATGTTCTTCAAGCAGCCATGGGTGAGTCAGACAGCGAAGACGGTGACGAAGCTGAAGCTGCTACTGAAGGCGCATTTGGTGAAGAAGACGAAGAAGGTATTGATACTGGTTCAACACACAGTGGAAAATACGATGACGGTAAGAATAACAAGGTAGGTGATCTTAAGACCGCTGCTGCAGCTACCGCTAAAGGTGCTGATAGTAAGCTTGATAGCGGATCTAACCTCAACACTTCATACAACGACGGTAAGAGTAATAAAGTCGGTAGCCTTTCAACAGGTACCCGCGCTGTAGATTAATTTGAAATAAAAACATAAATTAAAACCTGTTGAGTCGTATGATTCAACAGGTTTTTTATTAAATACTATTATGATTACCTTTAAGGAGTACTATCAAGGAGACAAATATAGTGTTGCTCTTGCATCTCCTAATAATGGTAAGAGTATGATGAGGGGTGATAGGAAGCATCAGAACCTGATGAAGAAGGACCACCTACATAAAAGCCCGTATATTAACAACCTTGTTAACGGTGGAGCTGCTCAAATTAAGTTAATGGGTCAACCTCTGCTTAATACACTATCACAGTATGGAATGGACTTCCAACCCGGTAAAACTAAATCACTTGGTAACTCTCATGTTGAGGTGAAGATGTTTGAAGACGAGGAGGGTAATCAGTGCGGAATGTTAACTAAAAAGTAAAATGGCAGAGTGTAATCAATCTAGACTAAACTGCACACCAGACGAGATTATGTCTGTTGCTAATGCAGCCTGTAGTAGTATAGTTAGTCCTGATGGTTATAACGCAGAACAGTTGGTCTTTGATCAATCCTTTAATGATTTAATTAACAATTTTGGAGTTGAGGTGGACTACTATATACATACGTTTAACTTTAGGAGCGCTGACACTCTCTACGGGGAAGAGCCTACTGCAGTACTTTACGGTCCAATACCTGTTAAAATGTACATAGAGCTCAGCAATGAAGGATTAAGCTTACAAAAATTCGGTTTTGATACTCAAGATGACTTTACCGGGTATGTACATATTAAGACATTTGAAGATACATTATCTGCTAGAGACTTATTCATCCGTACTGAACGTGGTGATATACTACCACTATCAGATTATGTAGATGAGCTTGAGACAGAAAATGGTTCAATTGATATAGTAACTGAGAATGGCTCAGAGCAGCTTATTATAAATGACACATTATCGGATTCTTTGACTGCGCTATATGGTCAAACAGAGTATGAAATTATCGATAAGTTCATTGAGACAAATCATAAGTTAGAACCTAAGTCTGGTGATCTCATAGACTTCGTACAGCTAGGTTGCGATAGACCTGGTGATAGGTGCTCAAAAATATTTGAAGTAACTGAGAGAATGGATCAAGATATTGCTGGAGGGCTTAACCCAGCTCTTGGTCATTATGTATGGAGGTTAAGAGCTAAGAGATACGAGAGCTCGTTTGAGCCAGGCGCGCCTACAGAATGTGAGAACGAACAAGTTCACGATAATCTGTTTAATGGAGTAACTGATACAGATATTGCTACGGATGATGTTTCTGAAGCTAAGTCGTATCCAGGAGATATAGACGTTAAGTCAAAGGATATATTTGATATGGATGTTAATGATACCGATATTTACGGATCGTATTATTAACTAACTCTCATCCATACATATACACCATACTCCGGTGGGACGTTATTGTGGGATTTGCTACCACCTGCATCCAATATACCTCTAATACCTGTGTTATAACTTGAACCGGGCAGATGTTTCTGCTCTGGATCATCTCTTGTTAATTCAAAGGGAGACGGGCTTTGTCCGTCGTAATTACCATTGGCTCCAGTAAATCCATGCCTATGTACAGGCATTTCTTGTTGTGTTAGAGTGTGTTTGTATGCGCCTCTGTTGCCGTTTCCTGCATTAAATGTAGGGTCACCTTGATCACCCCTGTTACCTTGACCAACTAAAAATCTACCTTGTGATGTCTTTTGCCAAGTTCCAATACCTAAGAAGGAACCTGGATTATTGTTATTCACAGTCATGTATACAGCACCGACTGGATACAGACCACTTAAAATCTCATTCTTAATAGCCTGAACATCTGTAAACCAGTCTGCACTATTACTCTTAACTGTAGAATATGTACTATCCCATGTATCGCTATCGTCTTGTACTCTCTGATATGTATCATTCCAGTTACCACTTACAGCCGCTATAGGTGAATCATCGTATTGAGTTGCCCATACTCCACTCAAGCTACTAACTTTATCATAAGCAATATCCCAAAATGTTTGCGCACCATCAACTCTTTGATAAGTTGTCTCCCAGTTAGCACTATTAGATTCAACTGTCGTATAAGTATATGTCCAGTTAGGATCTATGATAACAGGCTCTATGCTGTTAATAATATACTCTGTAATACCACTTACCGGTGTAACGTAGTTTGTGTTATCCTCTACTATAGGTATTAGGGATTGCTGATTAGGCTCACTAATTACTCCAAGATCTGTAAATTTAAGAATGTTCATATGTTTATATTTATGTGTCTAATGTAAATTAACCCAATACAACCCAAGCAGTACCGTTCCAGCCTTTAAATTCCTTAGTAACATTGTCAAAGTACATAGTACCTTCGGATGGACTTATCGGTTGAGCATTACCCCTTAATAATAGCGTGTTTCTAACAACCGATGTACCAACATCGGTGACATAGAAGTCTGCTCCAACACCACCATTATCAGCTAACCGGGCTTGATTACCAACTAATCCTATACCCCTATTTTCAAAGCTTCCTCCAAGACCAGTACCGTTAGCTGTTATAAAGCCGCCATCACCACCAGCAATTGTAGATGCAACATATATGTTACCATTCGTAGTCAATATACCATTGAGCTGAGGGCTCTCTGTTCCAACACCAACACGACCGTCGGCATCAATAAGAAATCTATTAGTAAAAGTACCATTAGTTAAGACCTCATCCGGAGTCATGAGGTCGTTAATACCAGAATCACCAATAGTATCAAATCTAAATTCACCTGCTGCTATCCGAACCCGGTCCGGGCCGGTTGAGGTAGCCAAAACACCGTTATCATTACCGTTAAATATGATTAACTCACTTCGCTGTATTGTACCATCATATCTACGTTCACCTATAAATGCACCAGTATCAGAATTCGTACCAGCAAAGCGAATGTAGTTATGATTAGGTAGTAGTCCAGTTGGATCGGCAACCTTTTCACCAACCATTATATTACCTTTAACGTGTAGCTGTTCTAGTGGGTCTAGTACATTAATACCAACTTCACCACTATCTGATATTATCATCCTCTGAGTTGCTACAGGATCACCACCAGTAGCGAAGGCTAAGCCGTTATCTTTCTGTATGATTCGTGTATCATGTCCCTCACTACGTGAAGTCTTAAAGTCAATATATGGATTATCAGTGCCTTGGCCGTCGATTATTTCTAAACCACCACTATTTGAATTAACGTTAAATCCTGACGCTGGAGTAGATCCACCTGAAAGTCTCATATTACCAGTACCAGTAATATCACCGTCTACAGTTAAGTTACCTCTTGTATAAGTACCACCACCATCAGTAACATATAAATCTGCACCAACTCCACCACTTTTAATTAGTCTACTACTATTACCACATAGACCAATACCACCTGTTGTACCATCCTGTGTA